CAGGTTGCGGCGCACAGGTTTTGTTTAGAGACAGGGCTATACTATTCATCATATTTATATTACAAGCTATAATTTTGAAAAACACCCATGAATGAAGTATATTATTGCTTAAGAGAGTTAATTGGAAACAAATATTGGCAACAAGAAAAGAACTAGCAGAGCATTTAGGTTTATCACCACAGTCTATTAATGACTTAATAAGAAATAACGTCATAACTATAGGCTCTGGCAGATCACCAGTAAATATCGATGCTTGCAGGTTACAGTATCTTAATCATTTAAGAAAAGCTGCTAGATATACAAAGAAAGATGGCGGTGCTGATATAGCTGAAGAGAAGGCTAGACTTACTAAAGCTCAAGCTGACAAAGCTGAATTAGAAGTTTCAGAACTTGAAGCTAAATTAATACCAGCAGACTTAGTTGCGGATACTTGGATTGATTATGTTGCTAACGTAAGAGCAAAGCTGTTAGGCTTACCCTCAAGAGTGGCGCATCAGGTTTTAACTCTTGATAAATATTCAGAAGTAGAAGAAGCTATTAAAGAACAAGTGCATGATGCATTACAAGAGTTAGCAGATGATGGAATACCTCAACAATATAGAAAAAGTATTACAAAAAACAAGAAAGACTTGGACTCCTCCGCCAAATCTTAAGATAAGCGATTGGGCAGATAGATATAGAAAGCTATCTGCGGAATCATCTGCTGAGTCTGGTCAATGGAGAACCAGCAGAGCAGAGTATCAAAGAGATATAATGGATGCTTTTAATGATCCAAATATAAATCGCATAGTATTCATGAAATCAGCACAGGTCGGTGCTACAGAGATACTTTTGAATGTAATTGCTTATTACATAGATCAAGACCCTGCTCCTATGTTAATCATGCAGCCTACACTACAGATGGCTCAAGCTTTCTCTAAGGATAGGCTTGCTACTATGATACGAGACTCAGAAAAGATAAGAAATTGTGTCAAAGACCCAAGAAGCCGTGACTCAGGCAATACTGTATTACACAAATCATTTCCTTCTGGTCACTTAACAATAGTTGGCTCTAACTCTGCAAGTGGTTTAGCCTCAAGAGCAGTAAGATTATTATTAGCAGATGAATGTGACCGTTATGAAACCTCTGCTGGCGCAGAGGGAGACCCTATATCTCTTGCTACAAAAAGAACAACTACGTTTTGGAATAGAAAAATATATATGTGTTCAACGCCAACAATAAAGGGATTATCAAGAATAGAAACAGCTTTTGAAGAATCGGACAAAAGATACTATCAAGTGCCATGTCCAGAATGTGACACTTATCAGGTTTTAAAATGGTCAAATGTGGTTTGGGAAGACAATAAGCCTGAGACTGCTGCTTACGCTTGCAATGCGTGTGGTGCAGTTATAGATGAGAGTAAAAAGCAATGGATGTTGAAACATGGTAAATGGGTTGCTACTGATACAAGTAAAAATACAGCAGGCTTTCATATATCAGAATTATATTCAGTTTGGTCAACATGGGCAAACATGGCAAAAAACTTTCTTGAAGCAAAGAAGCAACCTGAAATGTTAAAAACTTGGATAAATACTTCATTAGGCGAAACTTGGGAGGAGCAGGGGGAGGGCGTAGCGTATGAAACACTTTTAAACAGAAGGTTGCATTATGATATAAATTCTATTCCAGATAGCGTTTTGGTTATTACTGCTGGATGCGATACGCAAAAGGATCGTATAGAGTTACAGTTAATGGGCTGGGGTCAAAATTACGAGGCTTGGGTGCTAGAGTATAGAATTTTTTGGGGTGATCCTAATGGTTTAAAGGTTTGGCAAGAATTAGATGAATATATCAAACAAAAATTTAAAACTGACTGTCAAAGAGTTTTGCCTGTTTCTTGCGTGTGTATAGACTCTGGTGGTCATCATACTAACCAAGTGTATCAGTTTACAAAACCTAGACAATCAAGAAGAGTTTTTAGTATTAAGGGTATAAATCAGCTTGGTAAGCCAATAGCTAATAAACCATCTTTTGTTGGCAAAAACAAGGCTGTACTTTACCCTGTTGGAACAGATACAGCAAAAGAGGCTATATTTGCTAGATTGTCAACAGATGTTGAAAACTCTACCTTACACTTTCCAGCAGACGTAGATGAGGAATATTTTAAACAACTAACAGCAGAAAAAAGAATTACAAAGTTCGTAAGAGGTCGTAAATCACTTATCTGGAAACAAATACGATCAAGAAATGAAGCTTTAGATACTATGGTTTATAATTTTGCAGCAATATACATACTAAATCCAAATTTTGACATTATTGAACAAAAAATATTGCTCCAAAATGATAAAATGCCTGTAAAAGAACAAAAGTCTAGAAAAAAAACCAAAAATGTTAAAAATTTTGCTACTTCTTGGAAATAATTGTTGACATTTGCACGGAAAACCATAATGTGATTATAGATTAATCTATTTTTAAGAGGTCTGCTTGAGCAACAAATTCGATAGAACTAATTATCCAACTGCTGAACCTGCAAAACTTGTTGCAGGCGACAGATTTACATGGAGAAGAGATGATTTAGCTAATGATTACCCTATTAGTACTTTTGCTTTGACGTATGAGTTTCATTCAGACGTAGGCGGTGGTGGAAATAAGAAGTTTACAATTACTGCAACTGAAGCAGATAGCACTTATTACATAGAGGTTGGTTCATCAACTACAGCAAGTTATGATACAGGAGACTATATCTGGGAAGCCTACATAACGAGGAGTTCTGATTCTGAAAGAATCATGGTCGATTCAGGAAGAACTGAAATCACAACCAATCTTGCAAATACAAATGCAGATTTGAGAAGCCACGCTAAGAAGGTGCTTGATGCAATTGAAGCTGTTATGGAAAACAGAGCTAGCATGGATCAAAGCTCAATGTCTATAGCTGGAAGGTCTTTATCAAGAATGTCTGTTGATGACTTAATGACTTTTAGAGACAGATATAAGGCTGAATATTTGAAAGAAATTAAATTAGCAAGAATTAGAAACAAACAAGGATCAGGCAATACTATTAAAGTTAAGTTTGGTTCGAATACAACAATTAACCCAACAGATTATACATAATGGCTTGGTACGAAAACTTATTTGGCAATAACAAAAAGAAAGCTAGAAAAAGAGCTTTTACTAGAAGCTATCAAGGCGCAAACACAGGAAGATTATTTGGAGATTTCTTAACAAGCTCCACTAGCGCTGATGCAGAAGTCAAAGACAACCTTAGAGTTCTAAGAGACAGAGGAAGAGAGTTAGCGAGAAATGACGCATATATCTCAAGATACCTAAACCTGATGGTATCTAATGTCATTGGCAAGCAAGGCGTAAGAGTATCCTCCAAGAGTCGTGATGATAATGGTTCATTAGACATTGGAGGAAACCAGCTTATAGAGCAGGCATGGAAGGAGTGGACGCATTTAGGAAATTGCACAACAAATGGAAGATTATCATTTTTAGATTGTCAAAAAATATTTATTGAAACTTTGCTTAGAGATGGCGAAGTTTTGATTAGAAAAGTTAAAACACCTGATTCACCTTTTGGTTTTCATATACAGTTTTTAGAAGCAGATCATTTAGACGAACAAAAAAACGATAACACTTTACCAAACGGAAGAAGAATTAAGATGGGTGTAGAGGTTGACAGAAATGATAAGCCAATCGCATATCATTTATTTAAAAAGCATCCTTACGATAATACATACCCAAAACCAGCACAGGAATATATTAGAGTACCTGCTGAAGAAATAATACACGCATATCTGCCAAACAGAGCAGAACAGACAAGAGGTGTATCTTTTATTGCACCAGTCATGGCTAATGTCAAACAACTTAACGCATATCTTGAAGCAGAGATAGTAGCTGCAAGAGTAGGAGCTTCTAAGATGGGCTTCTTTACTAGCCCAGATGGTGACGGATATGTGGGTGATGGAGAATACGAAGATACTTTTAATCCAACAATGACTGCTCAAGCTGGCGTTTTTGAACAACTGCCTAGCGGAACATCTTTCCAAAGCTTTGATCCGACACATCCAACATCTGCATTTGAGTCATTCACAACAAGCATATTAAGAAGTATTGCAAGCGGTCTAAATATCTCATATCACAGCTTAAGTAATGATTTAACTTCAGTAAATTATTCGTCCATTAGACAGGGAGCTTTAGAGGATAGAAGTAATTATCAGCTTATGCAACAGTTTGTTATTGAACATTTTATTGATCCTGTTTTTAAGTCTTGGTTAGAAATGGCAATATCAACTGGTTATATGAATTTGCCAATATCTAAGTATGATAAATTCTCAAGAGGTATTACATATATTCCTAGATCATTCTCTTGGATAGACCCATTGAAAGAGATGCAGGCAAATGTGATTGGATTACAAAATGGAACAGTAACCTATAGTGATATAAGTTCATCGTATGGCAGAGATGTAGAAGAACTATTTGAGCAACATCAAAAAGAAATAGAACTTGCAAAACAATATGACATAGAGCTTGCTTATCAACCTTTTGGTCAGAAGCAGCCAGTCGAAGCTAAGATTATGGGTGGAGAAGAGGAAGAAGATGGCTAGACCAACAGAAGGCATGAAAGCTGAAGCTAGAAAAGGTTTAGACTGGAGGAAGGAATTTGGTCGAGGTGGCACTAGGATTGGTGCTGAAAGAGCAAATCAAATAGTAAATAATGAGAACCTTTCTGATGAAACAATAAAAAGAATGTATAGCTTTTTCTCAAGACATGAAGTTGATAAACAAGCAGAGGGTTTTTATTCAGGAGAAGATGGTTATCCTTCTAATGGGAGAATAGCTTGGGCATTGTGGGGTGGAGACGCAGGTTTTTCTTGGTCTAAAAGATTGGTCGAGAAAATGAATAATGAAAAAAGTATTGATAGCGTTAGAAACCAGACTGTTGAATATGAGGTCATAGTTAAAGAGGGTGAAAACAAATATGGCGAAGGCAATAAGTTTTATTTAGATGGCGAGCTATCACCAAGTTTAATGTTTGAGCTTGGTAACACTTATGTTTTTAATACTTCAGATCAATCAAATAAAACACATGGACTGCGTTTTTCAACTACTGAAGATGGCACACACAAAGATGGTCAAGAATATAAAGATAATGTAAAGGTTGCTGGCAAAGCTGGCGAAGAAGGTTCAAGTATTACCATTGATATTGATGTTGACACACCAGACCTATATTACTATTGCATCAATCATGCAGGCATGGGAAACAAGATTATGATACAAGATAATGAAGAAAGAAGCGTAAGAGGAACAGAAGATACTTTAAGAGAAAAAGCAAGAGAGCATAATAAAGAAGTTGGCGATAACCCATCTAAGAGAACCAGTTATGCAACATTACAAAAAGTTTACAACAGAGGAATCGGTGCTTATAACACCAATCCTTCAAGCGTCCGTCCAAATGTTACGTCAAAAGAGCAATGGGCGATGGCACGTGTAAATAATTTTTTACGAGTCCTAAAGACTGGTAAATATAAGTCAGGCAAACATGATACTGATTTGCTTCCTGCATCACATCCTTTATCAAGCAAAAATAAAGAGGAGAAATCTATGATAGATAAAGAAGATAGGCATATCCTCA